GTGGCAACTGATACAGCGAGCGCGGCAATTGCGAGGTTGGCGGCTAAGCCAAGTCCCGACGGCACTTGGTGCAGCGTCAGGAGATCCCCACTAACCACTTCCTGATTCCAATCATCAACCGGGTAGCCATTAACAAACGCCCGCGTGTGATCTCTTGCAAGCCCCGTATAATCGCCAAAGATGGACTCAACTGTTCGCCCAGCATCGACCGGCTCACGAATAGGAGATAGGAATGGAGCTTTTGAAACAACGATATTAGCGGTCATTTGCTGGCCTGTAGTTATAGAATCCAAGAATTCGCCCCTTCCATTTGATCGTGGTCACGTCATCAACTGACGGCCCTACACCTGAGCGCGTGTGTATCATCTGCCGGGTATCAAGCATGAATCCGACGTGTATCGGGTTGCCTGCTACTGACAGCAGAGCAAAGCATCCGCGCTCTGGACTCGTTACACGCTCAAAATGCTGTTGGTCGTCAAGTTGATCCGCTATGAAGTCCGCCGCGTCAGTGTCTCCACCGGGCTCATAATAAACATCGTCATAGCCCGGAACCTCGACGCCCATCAACTTACTATAACATATCTGCACCATTCCCCAGCAGTCAGCGCCCTCCATTGAGCGGCCCCCCGGAAGGTATGGAATGGCGAGAAGGTCACGAATCATTGTCTTCCCATAGAGCCGGAAACGTTTGGGGCGTGAACCGCTCACCTGGTAGCTGCACATCCAGAATCGGCTCAACTTCCAGATCAACACTGACGCCTGATCCGCTGATGCTGAATGAGGTTGACTCAAACTGAGCCGGGCCAAACTCTGCAGTATTGGGAGCGGATGCGGCAATCACCCATAGGTTAATGATGATCCTGTCGTCTGCCAGCCTGAGCCGCCTGACGATGGCTATATCCGCTGCATCAAAGTCAATAGTAGCCCTTGGCGTACCTTCTGCCGTTTCCTCTGGCAGAGACAGGTCAAAGCGCCCCGGCTGGTAGGTTTGGGTACTGCCCGAAACGTTGCTATCAATGGATTGCGTGTTGTTTGCGTAGTAATAAAACGTGCCATCAATATTAACTTCGATCAGCACAATTGACGGATCACCAGAGGATCGGCTGTAAATGTTCTTTAAAAACGAGTCGCTGTAAGGCATTAGGGTTGCTTCTCCAGAGAGATAGACAGACGCCACATTTCGCCGCCAATCGGGGTGAGGTCATACGGCTCAGTGAACTGGTAAACAGACGTTCCGCCGTAAAGGAAGTCCGGCTTGTCAAACTCTAGCCCGCCGTTGTCCAGATCATCCCGGAAAAATGCCACAAACGTATCAGCCTGAGCGCGCGTGATTACATACGACTCCGAGACGCTATGGACAGCCGCCGTGAAACGGGTTCTCTGCTTTGTCAGGCCATCCATGCCGCTTCTGATAACAGTGCTCTGTGGGATGTCTGAGAAGCTGTCCATGTTGGGTGCCTGCGGTAATGAAGCGGGCCATGTAGCCATTAGACGCGCCTCCCTTTAGATTTCAGATCAAACTTTGAGCCAAGCTGTCTATCGAACTCACCTTGCATCACCTGCCTCCGTACTGTGTCGCGTATCGTAACCTGCATCTGGCGTTGTCCTTCAGGGCCTGTTGTTTCTTGTGTCTGGACATCGTGGCCGGTTGATGTTGTGGTCTGGTCATTGATGACAACGCTCATGCCACCCCCGCCAACGCTAGACGGCGTAACTACACCTGAACCGCCCATAGTGACAACCTCCGGCCCGTTCTCGCCGACCATGTATGACCCGCCGCCTGTTACTGAGCCGCCCATTGCGCGGGCTCCTGCCATCGCTGTTCCCATGGTTGCTGCTAACCCTGTAGCCGCTGCAACAAAAGGCGTTGTTGTGGCTATCGCCGATCCTGCTGCGGCTGGGGCGAGTGCCGGCCCAACTATAGGGATAGCGGCTGTTGAAGCGTATGCGCCAACAGCAGCAACCTGCTGCAATGCCGCCGCCTCTGCCGATAGAGCCGTGGCCGATGCTGCGCCAGCGGCGGACCCAGAGGCGGCTTGAACGGCCTGATAAATCAACCACTGCGCCGCCATCTGCGCAAGGGCGTTAACAGTTGAGCGAAGCAGCGTTTCAAGCATTTTTTTGCCAGCGTCTTCCACGCTTTCAAAATCAAAGATTACAGACTCAAACGCATTGCCAAAACTTGACGTAAAGTTGTTTGCAACTTGAGATGTTAGCTTTTGAAAGTCACTCATTGTTACTTCTGCAGATTCTAAGTATTGCTCCCAGAAGCCAGCGTTCAAATCGTTTATTTTTTCGTTTTTTTCATTTTCGAGCTGAACAAGTAAATTGTTTCGAGCTGTGCCGGTTGTATTTGTGCTGTCAAGAATAATATCTCGACGCCGCTCGTACGAAGCGATAATCGAGGCTTCTTCTGACATTAGGCTGGCTGCAATTCCAGATGCCTCTCTGTTAATTGATGCCTGTTTTTCTTCTGCTTCCCTTGCGTCATCAATAGCGTTTCCAAGCGCTACATATTCAGCGGCCTCGGCTGCGGTCAGTCCTTTGCTTTGAAGTTGTAGCTGTGTCTTCTTTTCTCTTACAATTATTTCTGCTTCGGTTGCAGAAACTCCCGATTCAATGAGAGCATTCTGTGTTCGCAGAAATTCCAGTTCTTGTTTTATCGCTTTAGAGGCGGCGGCTACTCCTGCTTTAGCTGTGGCCGCTGCTGCTGCTGAAGCGCTTTTAGATAAGCTTTCGCTGCGCGTTTCAACTTTTTGTAATTCTTCTTGTATTACACCGCCAAGTTTTGTTAAGCGTGCAATTTCGTTTTCAGCATTGCCAATTTGTGCGGTAGCGGCACCGGGCCGCCCTTGGTTAACGACATTCTGAGAGTTCTGTTTTTCCTTTAACCGGTCAAGCTCTACGCCAGCCTCGGCAATGGCGATCTTGTTTTCTCTCATTTGTTCGGCAAGAGACGATCGGATATTTTCAACCTGAGCCGCCGTCATGTCTTCCAAGCCTTCGGTAAATCCGCGAACCTCTCTGCCCGCCTCGCCAAGCTCTACCCTTGTGGCAAACAAGGCATCTCGAAAGTAATAAAGTGAGCCTGCGGCAATCAATGCGACACCAACAGGACCGCCAAGGAGCGCCATTGATGCGCTTGCGGCTCTCGCGGCACCCCCCATCGCCAACATGCCAGCAGCAGCAGTGGTGGAAGCACCTCCCATCCGGCCCAGAGCTAATTGAACCCGACCAGCCTGAACCGCATTGAATGCCAAAGCCCCGCCACTGGCGGCCAGTGCGGAGGTCAGTCTGCCGGCAACCACTGTTGCCAAGGCCGCTGCAACGTCTGTGGCCACATCAAAGGTTTCCGAAAGGTCAGATACAGCCTCATCGACGCCACCGGCGTCCTCTGTAAAGTCTAAAAACTGGCGGCTTAGGGCGCTGACTAGCGGTGATATTTCTGCGGCGATCTGGTCAGAGAACGCCCCGAATACTGAACCGACACGATCAATCTGTTCGGCTGCATCCGTGATGTTTTGCGCATCAACTTCAGACAGTGCAATGCCAAGCGCCTCAGCCTGCTTAGCCTGTTCGGCCATGGCTGCGCCGTTGTTTCTCAGAAGCGGTAGCAGTCTTGTGGACTCTGAAGACATGGCCTCCATGAAAAAGATCATCTCGTTTTGAGAGACGTTTGCTTTTTCTAGGCTGCTTACAAATAACTGAAGGGCGTCTGGACCTGATAACTCTCTGAACTGTTCTGCGGTTACGCCAACTTGGGGGGCTATCTTCTCAAAGAAGTCGGCCATCTCACCGCCGCCGGTAGTGAGAAAGTCACCTACGCGGTCTGACATATCCTTGAGGATACCGGAAAGCTGTCCGGCTTCAACGCCAACTGTCTTGGCACCGAAGGCCATCTTTTGAAATTCTGGAACAGTGGAATTTGCAACGCGGGCCAGTCCGACAATTTCCTTCGCCGCTTTAATCGACTTAACTGCCATTGCACCAAGCGCAACACTGGTAGCCGTAGCCGCCGCCGTGAAGATTACCAAAGACTTGCCAAGCTCAGTCACAGTGCTGCGAGTGCTGCCAGCCTGTTTGCCGAAACGATCTAAATCATTCCGCCCGCGCCGGATGTCGCTTGTGTCGGCTCTTACCGATAACGAATAAACATCAGCCACGATTAACACCCCCACCGGCTTGCTTGAATAGTCTCTGGAACTGCGAGCTTGAGCGTTCGCGCATTTCGTCTAATGTCCTCACGTCATAAGGAGGCTCTGCGTTAGAGTCTTTGCTTCTATGCAATTGTATCACATAACTTTCAGATAGCCTGTGCAGAGTCTCAGACTCCCATGGCGTTAAATAGGTGTCAGTGAGGCGGCACCATGCCGCTATCTCTTGGTAGTCAACAGGTGCCGGGCCTTGCCGTGCGAAGCCAATCCGGGAGAGCATTTCGATGAGGTAAGCGCCCTGTTCGTGGTCAGGTAGTTTTAGGCGAGAATCTTTGGGGTCTAGCTGTCTTGATCTTTGTTCCTTTTCGCCCTCTGGCACAGCGTGGAGCCATGCCAGGTGGCGAACAGCAAGGTCTAGCTTTTCCCTGACTTGCTGAAAAAAAGGGTGCGTTTCTGGATTGCCACGCTGATTTGACTTACGAACCAGTCGAGGCTCTCGTCTTTCAGCATCGCAAGCGCTTCAGGGCTATCGGGCTGGATTGCCTTGCCGTCTACCTCGACGTTCTGCCATGAGACTATACATGATTGCAGCAGCTTAGCGCCACGCTCTGACGCCTGGGCTTCGTCGGTGGCGTCAAAGTCGCGGGCAAGCTCTACAGCGGCGGCGCGGTAGGCTTTAGAATCGCGTCCGTACACCTCAACAACAATATCAGTCTTGCCGCCAAGTGGGTCTTGAATGGGCACGGTTGCCGTGTCTTTACGGGTGAATGATCGAATATCCATTAAACCGCCTCAACTGGCAGGGGCTTGCTGGTCAGGTCAATGGTGCATGACCCGCCGGACATGGTATTAGCAGAGCCTAAGTTGTAGGTAAAGCTCGACACGATGCCGGTGTAAAATAGGGTATCGCCGTTTCGATCAACAAGCTCAAAGCTGTGAACGTTACCTGCTTCAGCACCATCAAGTGCAGACTGAAGCGCAATTTGGCCGGTGTCTGTGGCATCACGAGCAATTTGCAATGTCATTTGGCCGTAATCAATTGAGCCTGGGCGTTTAGCAACAGTGCCGGTATCGACTGGGGTAAAAGTTACGACTTCACGAGTTCCGCCCAATTCGCCAAGGTCGCCAACTTCGCCAACGGCGTCAAAAGTCAGTGCCTGATAACCGGGTGCGTCATAAGTTGCAGGGACGCCAGCAACAACAGAAAGAACAGTGCCAAGAGTGGTAAATACGTTGCTCATAATGTAATCCTCTAAACTTCAGTTTTGATATAACCAATTCTAACACATTAACCTGATAGGTTCGCAATCTGTTCATCTATTGATCTGTCAAGCTCTCTTAAGCTAATTCTGACCATCCCTTCCTTCGCTTGTGTTGACCATCCGTCATGCTCCAATATAGAAATATAGGGCAAATTGTTGGTCAAATACCAAACATTACCCGGCGCGTTCTGAGTCTCCCCCGCAATGCTGGTTATCGTTGGCGTCCCTGTTTTGTCGATTGCCGTTGTTGTGCCGCTTGCCGGGCTACCGATCGACGCCTGCCAATTGCCTCGCGCCTGCCCGCCCGTATAGCCAGGCGGTGGCGGGCCTTGCCATAGGCTAGGATTGCCAACCGGAGTACGCAACACGATGCGCTTAGATAGGTCAAGCAACGTACCCCTGACAACCTCATCCATGCGGTCACCAGCGATGCGCTCTATATCCCTTAGCCTGCTGAAATCGAAGTTAGCCAAACGCCCTCCAGTTCACGCTTACCGGCATTAGCCACCAGCCACCTGAAGCCAATCCTTGCGCTACGTTCACTTGCTCGACCACTACACTCTGCCCCTCGAATACAAGCATCGTCCCGCGCGCAAAGTGTGCCGTGATCGAATCGATGAGCTGATGCGACTCAAGTTTATAGTCGTCTAGTGGGGTGTAAATGCTGATCTGATACACGCCGATGAAGTCTGTTGATCCGCCGGGCTCCATGCCGATAGTGGAAGATGTAGCAGGAAGATAAGATTCACGTAACCAAGTCTCGCCCTCGACCGGCGTATACTTGGCGTTCTCGAATGCGATGGGCGGCGCGCTAGGCAGGCTGTTGAGGCGAGTTGATAGTGCTGCGCTGATCTTTCTGTGGCTCATGCTATACCCTCAACTGGCAAATATAGATCACGTCTGCGCCTGACTTCGTGATCGGCTGCACATCCATAACCCTGAACGTCTTGCCCTGTACCTGGGCACGCCATCCTTGCTCGGGGGCTTCGTCCACTTTGTTTAGAATCAGTCGCGTGTCTGATCGCTTGATAACGGTGCCGTCAACTTCTGCGTTTTGGAAGCGGGACGGATAGCCGAATCCTGAGACCACGCTCTCAGTTGCAGGGGTAGT